AGCACAAGTGTATTCTTGATACTGTCCTTTAAGTGTATCAGGCATTGCAATGTATTCAATATTAGCATTAAATCTTTTAGCTACTAATTCTCCAATAGTTTGAAAACTTGTTGCAATACCAGTACCGATATTAAATATACCTGTTTCTGTTGTTGATAGCATGTAACGATGTATGTTACAACAATCTCCTACATATATAAAATCACGTTTATAATGATCACTATTTTCAAATAACGTAATAGTACCAGTTTTTGCTTGATTAAAAAACTTAGTTACCGGACTTGCTTGATCGCCTTTGTGGTCTTCAAATTGCCCATATACATTAAAGTACCTAAATCCTTGTACAATAATTTTATGCTCTTGCTGCATTACCCAACGGTCGAATAGATACTTACTTGTTGCATAATAACTTTGCGGTTGTTTTGGAGCATCTTCATTAAAGTCGGTGTTAGTGCCATATACACTAGCACTACTAGCATACTGAAAGTTTACACTGTTAGTATTACATTGATTGAATAGCCATTTTGAAAATTCATAGTTTTGTAACATAACCTTGTCTACATCGCGTTCAGTAGTTGCACTAATTGCACCTAAATGTATTACCCAATCATATCCACTTACATCTGGTAGAGATTCGGGGTTCCATTCGTACCCAAACAGTTCGTTGTCTTTATCAAGAAACGGTGCTAGGTTTTTACCAATGAATCCTTCATGGCCTGTTATTAATATTTTCATTACTTGCTTCTATGATATCAGTTGTGCTGTGACCTTCTACTGTAGGTATAATATGTACTGGTACTAAGTCATGTCCGACTATTTCTTCTACAGTATAATCGCCACCTTTTACAATAAGGTCTGGCATAAGTTGTTCTATTAAGTTGTACGGGGTTTCTTCGTCGAACACAATGACTTCGTCAACATATGGTATAAGTTCTAGTTGCTCGCGCCGCGTATTAACATCGTTAATGGGTCTTAGATCGCCTTTTAAGAGTTTTACGCTGGAATCGCTATTAAGTCCTACTACTAGTTTATCACCTAGTGTACGGGCTTCTTTTAGCAATGTAAGATGCCCTTTATGTAGTATATCAAAACAACCATTAGTAAAGATTACTTTCTTATTTAGGTCGTCTTCTGTAAGTAGGTACGTGCCTACATGTTTTACTGATTCAGTAGAACCCTTTACAGCTAATTCTAAACAACGTTGAAAGTTATATCCCTTTGTAAGACCATAAACAAATGCAGCCATAAAACAATCACCAGCACCAGTAACATCTGATACTTCAACGTTTTCTACAGGAACACTAAATTCTTGATCTCCAAAATCATCACTTATTCTAGCACTAACACTTTCGTTAGCATTAGTTGTAATAATATTACCCTTCCATTTATCAAAACCAAACTCGTTATATTCATTACCATTCGGCTTTACTAACCAAGCACCTTGATAATCATTTGCAGTCCTTTTTGGATCTACAATAATTTTACAATTAGAAGTATTAGTAATATGTTGAATTATTTCTACTGATTGTCCAAGAAATCCTTTATTATAATCTATTAAAAGTGCATAATCATATTGTGTAAAATCAACCTCACTTATAAGACCAATTGTATCGTTGCCTTCCATAATAATATCGCTATCAATACGGGTTATATAATGTCCGTCGCATATAACTCTAGTCTTTTTACTCTTTGGATGCGGGTATTCAAACAACTCTACATCTACACCCAAATTGACTAGGTTATTATAAACAAGCCCAGCACCGCCTAAAGTTTCTTTAACTGATTCTTGAATAACTACTGGTACAGGTGCTTCAGGACTCAATCTTGTTGATGTCCCGTACACATATTGATCAATGATTATATCGCCTAAAATTATAATTTTCATATTACTATTATACATCCAAATATAGTATTAGTCAAGTAAATTAATTACCTTAAATACGGTTTCTAATTTCTTTAAATTAACTTTTTTGTTTAAAGTATTTTGTAATCCATAGTGTAACGGTTTAGGCCACTTACTAAAACTACACCACGCATATCCGTCGTGTTCTTTATTTAATGTAGGAAGAAATTCTTCGTCTACTAAACACAAGTATGTATGGAATTTAAATTTAGTATCGTTAGATACAAATGTTTCTAAAGGAATAGTTTTCTTTATTATTACTTCGCCAATTTCTTCAGTAATTTCTCTACTTAAACCTTCCCAAGGAGTTTCCTTGCCTTCGTTAGTTCCACCAACAAGGCCCCAAACGGCATTACTACGCTTTCCGTTTGATCTGTGTAAAAATAAAAATCTTTGGGTACTTAAACTGTAAAATAATGCACCGCTACAAACAATATCACTCATACTAATATTTACATTAGTATGCAAGTCTCCAAGTGCCATCTGGATACTCGCCTTCGAATGAAAGGATCCATTCTTCACCAGTCCACTTGTATTGTTTTCTAGTAGTTAAGTTAGTAACAAATACTTCGTCTTTTTGTTCATTAGCTTTAAGTATTCTTGACCATTTAGAACCATCCCATTCTACAATATCGTTTATACTAGCAGCAAAGTCTGTTCCGTCTGCATTTTTCCATGCATCAGGTCCGTCTTCGTCTAAGTACAATTCGTATTCAACTACATCATTAATGTTAAGGAACTCATTAAATCGTATTTGATATGTCTCAGCTGTTGAATCTACAGTATAATGTGTAGCATTTACAGGAATGTTATTAACAAATACTTTTGCATCTGCAACATCATGATAAGGATAGTTAGTATCGTATTGTAGTATCTTAGTATCTGTAGTAAACTTTCCTCTATGTACATGACCAATATTTCCTAGCAATAATATTCTAGGATTAGTATTAGGTAGTAATTGAGGATTTCCCTTCACAGGATCAATAATAGCATCAATACCAGTTGCACTATTAATAACAGTGTCATTTGGTAATGTGTCTTCATCAATATTTACAATCAGCTTTGCTTCATTGCCTGTATTAATGGTTACTGTGCCTACTATTTCATAACCGTTTGATCGTTGTAATCTTAGTTCAGTAATTCCTGACTCAAATAATTGCGGCAACGCTCTTATATAACTTGTCCAAGATTCTTCACCTACACCACTTGTACCTAGTAATTGTGCATAGTGTCCGCCTGCTCCGTCATTCATAAAGATTAGATCAAAGTTGTTATGACTAGTAGTAATTAATGTTGTTTCACTAGTTAATGATTCACGCTTGCCGAGTATTTTGTTAGGTACAGCATTTTGTTGTGCATTTACTGGAGAGTCTTTAACCATGCTTTGTGCATATGCTGTATCATCTATATTAATTTCTAAACCAGTATCACTAAACATTGCTGTAATAATATTTTGTATAACACCTAACTTTTTAACTTTAGCCGGTGGACTAATATAGATAGGAGTTTTAAATGTCATTGATGCAATATCAATTTCACTTTCAGTTCCTGAAGGAATAGTTCTTGAACTCCATGTTACATTTTCTAAATTGACTACACTTAAACTGGTCCAGTCGACATAATTATCAGTAGTTTGTATTTCTAAACTAGGGTTAAACAACATTAATATTTGTTCTAGTATTTGTAATTTTTGATCTGTATTTGAACTCCAAATATCCACATTAACTGTAAGGTTATATGGAGTAGGCATCAAACGTTCTACTGTATAATTTTTGCCTTCCTTTTTTAAGTACTCGACACCATTTGTATCTACAGCACGTTCTCTAATGTTAATTTTATTAACATAGCTGCTATCACTTAAACGTGTTGCATCCATTTCTAAACCAGTAACATAAACACTCATACGTGGTGCACTTGGCATTTTATTTTCACTATTATCACGTATAATGTTTGCAACTTGACGTGTAAGATCTCCGTAGCTAACAGGTACAGTTACTAAAGCACCCTTGCCATCAGCATATGAAAATCCACTAAACATGCGGATCATTTGTGTAAGATATCTTCGTATTTGTTTATCGTAAAAATGTTGCATTAATTATCTGCCTTAGGTCTAAGAGCCTGTGAAAGACCTTGTTTCTCTTTGAATGTTTCGCCAGCTACAGTAGTAGTTGCACTATCATTATTGATAAACGAACCTTTTTGGTTATTAGTTGTATCGCTACCATATAAGTCTGCACGTTTTACATCTTGTACTTTATTCCAACGTCCGTTTACATATTTAAATAATCTATTAGGCATAAAGTCAGTTCTTAAAAAATAATCATTTGTTTGTGCATCACCAGGAAAACTTATGCCGTGTCCAAAAACAGTTTCACCATTTGGCGGCAAAGATGTTCCTACTAAGTAGCCATTATATCCTGGTCGATCTGGTGGAGTCATTTCACTAAGTCCATCAGCACCAGTAGTACTACTTAATTCAACGTCACCGCTTTCATCAGTACTTAATGTAAAGTAGCTAGTAGTGTCATAACCGCTTTGTTGTAGTTCTTCAGTTGCTTCGTTTACAACAGCATTATTAATTTGCATTTCTTTTTCATATGTTGAAAGCAACTCTCTTAGTGTAGTGTCCTGACCTTCTTCTGCTGGAAGATCTAATATATCTTTGTATTCTTGACCATCGTATATTTGTTTTAGTTTAACTCTATATAAGTGCGGATACCAAGTTTGACTAAATCCTTCTGCTGATCGATTTACGTCTTCTACAACATAGTATCTTTTAAGTGCTACATTAAAATCATTTTCAGCATACTCGTCTTTTAAGTGCGGAAATTCAACAACATCGCCGCTCATTATTTTTCTACCAAGTGTTTTTACACTACTATTAATATGTATAGTTAAGAATATTGTGTCATTGCTTAAGAACAACCCAAATTGGCTTAAATCAAAGTCAATGTCTTGTACACTGTAAATGCCTCGAGTTGTGTAAATATCTTGGTCGTATTTTCTGTCTCTATTTTCTAGAAACATCATATCTTGTATTTGAGTATGATCCTTAGCGGTTTCTCCGTCGTCAGTACCAACATACTTGTGTATATGTATATCAGTTCCGCCTACAGTGAATTGCTCTCGAATAATATTATCTAAAAATTCGTAATAGATC